TTCCTCATACTCCCCTGCCTACGCCACATAAGTCTACGCTTCCTATCCCCACGTGTTCCGATGTTCAAAGGACGTTGTTGACTCCAGGTCATTCCATCCAAGCTGTACGATGTAGATATGTAGGCATCCTCTCCGAATGCAACTCTCCCTGGAAGCCCCACAAGTTCAATAGAGTGAAACTGTGCCCCCTTGCCCTCATTATACACAATCGAGGTGCTGAACTCCCAATATACCGTGTCTCCGAAATGAGTCGAGATAGACTCATCCAAAACACCAATGTCAAAGGACTGGGAATCTGCCACCTGCCATCCACTGTAGCACCATACCACATCAATGGCCCTATATGGCTGAAGACTCTCGTCCGTGCTTGAAGACATCCTGTACCAAATAGGGCTACCTGCCGATTGGGAGGACGCTCCATCAAATACTAAAGTCTTATCGGGAAGTCTCACCCACAATAACGCATGGCCACGGTCACTTACGACATCGAGTATCACCTCAGATAGTTGATCCTCGGTGTACTCATCAAGAATATCGTCAATCTCCCGAGAAGATAACTTAGAAGATTTTCCAGAAGATGCAATATACACCCCTGGAGATTCCCCTGGGGCACTTCCAAGAAATACAAGGTTTTCTTCATATACAGCCACGCAGTGAGTTCCAAGAGCCCCTCGTTGAATCTGGGCACCATTAACTCTCTGGAAAGGGAAAAACGCCCCTCCCACGTTGTTGAATACCTCTATGGTGTAGCGGTTCACAGCATATATTTCATTCCGAAGTTTCACTACTGCTACCACAGGGTCTGGGTCTATTTCTGACGATCCATATTTAAGAGGATTCACGTTGAACGGATTAGAGAGGTCAGTGACCACAAGGAAAGCCCCATCTGTGGTCATGAAGTATCCATCTACCCATGTCACATCCAACACTCTCCCGAGGTCTGGATCGGTGACTTCTTCCAGAGTGTTATTGCTTAAGTAAAACAGCCTCTCATCAGAAGCTATCGCAAGACGCTCAAAAGAGTAGGCGAAACTCACCTGCTTCGAGTTATTCCCCACATCTCCAAGAATAGAAATATCCCCATCACTGGTTATGCGACACAGCTTTGAGCCCATGACTCGGTAAAGGCTTCCGTCCCAGTTTATCGCTCCACGGCTCACCCCAGGACCAGTTCCTGTCTTAACTATACCTTCAACAGGGCGTAGATACCCAGCACTCAGTCCAGTGTCCTTGATTATTGGTCTCATGTTCACTGGGTAGGAGATACGGAAATCCGCATCCGAGTCTGTGTATATTCCTGTTACTATAGGTATCTGCATTATAGCGACTCAGCTACAGTTATAGACGTTATTCTCGAAGACCCATTCCAATCAACAAGGTCGAATTTAGCTTGGAGATACCACACTCCAGCCTCATCTATGTCCCCCTCGATGGTGGCATACTCAATGAAATCGTCTTTAACTGTTCCCTCCCATTGTCCCTTTTCACCACTTGGCTTACGGTAATGAATAGTAGCTACTGTTATTTCAAGAGGGTCCCCCATACCTGCGATAGATACCTGAATAAGGCTACCTATGTCCCCCTTGTGAATCAGCGTAGAGTCATCAGAAAAATTCTGGAAATTATCCATACCTGCTACATCCCCATGGTTCACTATAGGATGGGTGAATTGTCTGTATGTTCCCTTGTACCCAGAGCCTAATGGCATGGAAGAGAACTGAATCTCAGGGGGTAAAGCAGACCTTGATAGAATTGAGTCAAACGCCTGTTTTGCGACAGTCATAACACTCATCGAAGGCTGTTTCCCATACGATGGCGCCAACCGTATAGCGAGATTAAGCGTCACAGCTTCATGGAAAGCTATAGGCAAGCCTGAGTCGTCCCCAGGGCCACCTACAAAGTTGTAGGGAACTCGTACCCCTCGTAAGGACCACTGGGACAGCATGGAGTCCATTCTACGAACTCCTGACGTTATTTCCTCGGGAGTTATGTCAAACTCGTAGTCTGCCATTCCAAGTTCCCCAAGGGATGCAGTAACAAGTTCGCTCTTTGTATAACTCACTTCTTAGAATCCTTCTTCTTCTTCTTCTTTCAGGGTGGCTTTAACCCCTTCTGCCTTGGTCTTACTCTTAGTTTTAGGCATATGGAGGATGGCATCTTCAAAGCTATCAATGTAGCCCATGTCCTCTCCTGCGTCCTGCTCTTTCTCGTTGTTCACCACAAGGCTATCGTATGTGTACTCCACCTTATTAGATACAAGTTTCTGGGTTCCTGGGCTCTTATAAAGAGTTCTCGGGTATTTAACTTTTGCCATACATCACCTCTCTGTGCTTCAATATGAAAAGACCCCACCCGAAAGTGGGGCCTAACTATAATTACGGTACCTGATTGAACAGAAGAATTCCAGACATTTCTGGAGCCTTGTTCACCACACCAAACCGAGTATCCAATCGGAACTTAGTTTTGTAGGTGTTGATATCGAACTGCTTGGTCATGCAGACCTCAATTCCACTATCAGTGGTCCCACGCATTACGGCTGCGCCAGAGTCCTCAGGAACAGCGTACCGTCCAGGGAGAATCTCGATTGCATCCTTCTGCCAGAAGGGGTTGATTGCGGTAGGATCAATGTTGAGCCAAGTTATCGCCGCTGTAGCACTTCCAGCTCCACCATCACGAGTTACGTTCTGGTACTGAACTGCTGCTTCCCCATCTACATCAGAAGAAGGATCAACGATAGGAGGACTGATGGTCATGGTGGTTCCACTGTCAACAGAGATTACACGGAAGGTCTTAAGCTGTCCGGTGCTTTCCTTGGTGATATGATGAACTGCAAATACGTTCGCTATGGTGAACGCGTCTCCTGCTACCACACCAGTGGTCGCAGATACGGTTACAGTCTGGAAACGGTTATCCACATTGAGTCGCTCACTGGTAGTGGGGCTCGTGGAAACTGCTTTTGGAAGGTAGAAGTTTATGGCATCATCGGTGGTATCAATGGTTCTTACGCCACCCCCTGCCGCAGCGATTCGGCGAGAATAGTCAAGCTTCCAGGTATCGAAGGATGCTATGATTCCCACATGGGCTCGCTCATACGCTTTCTTCACCTTGTCGTTCATATACTCTCGGTTTGCTAAGTTCGATGCCATGCCGGTGTAGTCTCGGGTAGAGAGTACAAGAACACGGTCCCAATCAGGAACACCCTGCTCATTCATGATCGCCTCAACAAGTGCCACATCATCGAATCCGGTTGCAGCGGCAGCAATAGGAACTACAAGAGTCCCTGTGTTGGATGCCGTATTCAAAACTGCGATGTTAATGTCAGACGCAAGCCTCTGCTTTGCACTATCACCAAGCCGTCCCTCTTGAAGAGCATCACGAAGTTCGGTAGCGGACATAATCCATGGAACCGACTTCTCAATGCTAATGCTCGCAGGAACAGCAAGCTGAGTCTTGTCGTTGAAATTCGATGTCTGATCTTGCCCATCGTAGCTGTTAAGGATGTAAGGCTGCGGACGCCAAATGGTATCGTTAGCTCGTTCCATCATAGTTTGATCGGTGCTGTACTTGGAGACATTCCGAGACATCACCTCCGCATCATTGAAGCCTTCGAGCAACTCTTCAAAAGCTACTCGTTCCTCTTTGTTAAAGTTATTAGCCATTATTTAGCCCTCTTCTTTTGTTTATAACGTGTTACCTTGGTATAGTCACCAGTCTTCGCTGCTTCTGCCCTAAGTCGCTCAAGCGTCTGATCTTCAGACCCAGAGAGTGCCCCTGACTTTGCCCCACTTCCAACCCTCTTCTCGGGAGATGGTGCTCTTTTATCCACAACTTTCAACTGTGCCTCCAATTTGGCAACTTTGAATGCGAAAGATACTGGGTCAGTTTCCTTTGCCAGTTCTTCTAACTTCTTCGGGTTCTTACCCAATGCGTATACAACAAGTGCGGAATCCTCTGCTCCCTGCACAAGTATACCCTGCTGGGTAATATTGAACGTATTTGAGACTATTTCCTCGGCATATGCGAAATCCTTGAACTTGTGGGCATTCTTCTGAGCAACGTAGCGAACCTGTTTCTCCTGCCACTTCTGTTGCTCCTCAGCCTGTTTCTTGGTCCTTTCTGCCTCGTACTGATCGACCTGACGCTTCTTATCGTAATATTGCACGAGTGCTACCTCGTACTTCTTGTCATCGTATCCTACAGCCCTAAGTGTTGGCTTTTCTCCAAGTTGTACTGGTGGTGCCTCTACCCTCGCTGCCGTTGATCGCTGTTCCAGCTCTTTCTTGAGCTTACGAACTTCACTCTCAAGTTTACGATTGACCTTACGAACTTTCTTCACCCATCCAGGTGTTTCTGGCTCTTCAGGTTCCGCTTCTCCGATGGTTACAACACGTTCCTCTTCGTCCTCGTCAGGTTCTGCTTCATGCTCAGGGTCATTCTCCTGTGCATCATCCTGAATAGACTCTTGCTCTTCATCGGTATCCTCGATTTCAAGCTCCAGGTCGTCTTGCTCAACTACATCGTCTTCGTCTCTACCATCCATAATAAACCCTTCCTTTCTCGAATGCAACTACGCATTCGGTATTTGTGTCTGGCTAAAGCCAGATTGTTGCTGTAATAGCTGTTGTTGCTGGGCCATGATAGCTTGTTGCTGCTGTTGCTCAAGCTCTTTCTTTGCCTCCATCTGCTCCAGCATTTGTTTAACTTGCGCAAGGTTCTGCCTATCCACATCTGAATAGGTCTGAGCAACCTTGGCCTTATTGAGATCAACCTTAGAGAGTATCTCAATAATCTCCGAACGAGTCTTCTCTGCCTCGGCCATAGCCTCCTGAGCTTTAGCCATTGATTCCTGTGCCATTGCCTCAAGTGCCTTATCCTGAGCACTTGGTTCCTTCGTGGCATTCGCCATTGCTTCAGCTTCTTCTTGAGTAGGCTCTAGAACTCCCATCTGAACAAGTTGCTTACGGAAGTACGCTCGGGTCTGTGCTAACCCTTCGCCCTCCATGTTGAGCATTATCAGAGACTCAAGTATCTGTCGAGTCTGAGTATCCTGGGTGGTAGCAAGAATTCCAATAAACGCCTGGACAGTCGCTTCTCTTTGAGAAGAGGAGCTTGGTCCCACATCTACTGTCACATCGAAAGATGCCTTGGTAAGAACATTATTCCCAGCCTCACCCATCGTAACCTGTGAAAGTTGCCCCATTGGGTCAACGGCCTTCATTCTACGGCCTTTCTCCACATACACATCCTTCGCCATAGAAAGCCAAACCTCTCCTGCTCGTCTCACAGCCTTTGCGAAATTGTCCATGTAGATAAACGACTGACCATCTATCCTCTTCTGAATCATCGCATGGGCTTTCCCTGATACGTGAGAAAGCATCTGGTCAGTCTCGCCTGAGCCCCCCAATAACTCGTGCTGGTCCACATCCACAACCTGCATAAGGGTTGCAAGGGCTGGAGGAAGCTGGGCAGATTGAGTATACGCTATAGGTCCCGAGGGCATTGGATTTCCCACTGCATCAGTTATCGGATTTACCAACAGGTAGGGGTAATTCTTAATA